CGGCTGGCGACGATGACCTCAGGGTTGAAGTCATCGATGCCGTTGTGGGGGTTGTAGAACGCTTGGGCCGCGTGGCTCTGGGCGAGGATCAGCAGGTCGTCGCCGAGGTTCTGTCCGAGCAACTCGGTCAATGCGCAGCCATATAAAGGGCGTTTCTGGCGAGTGCCCAACGGCGTGGTCAAGGCACGGGTGGCGCGCTGTACGAACTGCAGCCAGTCGTCCACCGTGGCGCCGGTATTTCGATCGATTCCAATCATGAGGAAATCTCTTATGCGGTACTGATGACGCGTCCCTGGTGATCCACCACCGGGCCGCTGAAATGCACCCCAGCCGCGTCGATTCGCATGCCAACGGCGCCCAGCTTTAGTTCGATGGATTGCGGCGTCATCACCAGACTCGATGGGCCAATGCTCAACTGGAGCGATTCACGGGAACCGCTGAACGTCGCCGGGCCGTTCATCCAGTGCAGGACATGGCTGGCGTGGTCGTAGCCGTTTTCCGTACCGTCCTGATAGAGGCGACGCGTCAGCGAAGCCTGGGTCGAGACGGGCGGAAACTGACCGCCATTGAGGCCGAACAAGGCCACCGCTTGCCCGCCGCCGTCGCCGCCACCATGGTTCAGCAACAGGCACTGCTCGCCCACGGACGGAATCCGCGACTCGCTCTGGGCGCCGGCGCTCGGGTTGAAGAAACGGATCGCCGGTGTCAGCAGCCCGCCATGGCTGACTTTGCAGGTATTGCTGGCCGCGTCGACTTCCTGACAAACACCGATGCGGCAAAAACTCTCCGCGCGCCGATGCAGGTCGTCCAGCTCGGTTTCCATTTGCGCCAGTCGCTCGATGATCGGCCCCAGATGCATCCGTAACAGCGCATCGAACATGGCTCAGCCCTCAAGTGCGGTGTATTGGTCAGGGTCGTCGATATTCGACACGTCCCAGGTGCGGGCAAACTTCGGGATGCCCAGCGGGTCATCCAACAGCGTCGGCCCGAGGTACAGGGTTTGAGTGAATGACAAGGTCCAGGCGGTGTACGCCCTTGTCGAATTGATGAATGTGGATGGCAGGCCATCGATCTCCGTGGGCAAGTCGCATTGATCGCCCGACAGACCCCAGCGGTTATCCATGACCAAGTGTTTCAGCTCAGCGGCCAAGTCGCAGGCGTCCCATCCCGGAACGGCCATGACCACTTGCAGTGACACCGTCAGCACATGGGCGATACGCCCGTTGTTGGAACGGTGGCCGGGTGCATCGCGCTCAATCGCAATCAGCACCCAGGGTTGATCGTCAGTGCCGTCGAAGTCCTGGGGACTGCCGATTTTCAAGGCGGGATAAATGGCGCGCAGTGTCTGGGTGATGGCGAAGAACAGCTGCGAGGGTTTTTCGATAAAGGTGGGCATTGATCGCCTCCTTTTTTATGGATCAGCGACGTAGGTTCACGGCTGGTCGGGAGGAACGTCCCGCGGGGGTACTTCGCCGATGCCGATTCGCTTGGCGACCCAGCGCTCGTAAAGACCGATGGCCACATCGGCTCCGGCCATGGCGGTCAGGCAACCCAAGGCGCACGCGCTCCAGATCGACATCCCGAGGGCGTACAAAAGCATCGTTGCCGACACGCCGCAGACCACGCAGGCACCGGAGCGCAGAACCACGCGGCGCAGCAACGGCCAGCCACGGGCGCCCTCCTTGTCGGCGCGCCACATCTCGCCGGACACCCCGCCCACCAGAGCGAGCACGATGACCAGCCAGATCGGCATGTCCAGCAACGCTTGTTGCTCGTTTGTCATGTCAGGCTTCCTGGGGGTGAGTGGTGAACGTTGGAGACAGGCGCCGTTCTACAGTCGCTCAACGATGACGTTGTCGATGAAGGCGAAATTTGTGTAAGGGTTCTGTTCGTTGGAGAAAGCCAGGGTTGTTCTGCTGGTGGTCGCGGTAAAGTCCAGGGTCATGGTGGCCCATTCGACCACGCTGCCTCGGGCCGCAGGTGTGTTGAATGTTGCGGTTTGCCCGGCGACTTTTACTTGGATAACACCTTCCCCGGAGCGGTTGGCGTAAACCGAATTACCGGCGCTGAACGTCAAGCGATACTTAGCGCCGACCACGGTGGCGAAGTTCTGCTGAATCCCCCCGCCGTTGCCGTAAACGCTATTAGCCAGATCGACAATCACCACACCTTCAGGCGCTACGGAACCACGGATCGAAGCGGCTAAATTGAAGTACTCCGCTCCAGACAGGAATGTTGTCCAACCGGTGATGAAATCAGCCTCTCCCGTCGTATCCAAAACACAGCTGTCAGCGCAGCCCGGCAGTTCGAAGCTGCCGTTGATCAAAAGATTGGCCGCCGTGGCGTTACCCGTTGCGGTGAAAAGAGCGAAGGCCAGCAAGAACGGGGCAATGGTTTTTTTAATAAGGGTCATGGTGATACCTATTAAGTCGAGTGATTGTTTGCGGAGGACTCCGCCCTATGTCGCTCATGGGCGATGATTGGGTTCATGGCCCTCAGGTAATGAATGCTCCTGACCTGTACGAGGCCCAGGTGCCTATCGAGTGATGAGCATGTCCACGCTGGTCGCGTCGCAGGAGTTGTTGGCTTTCCTGTCGATGACCAGATAAAGCGAAGACGCCGGCGTGACGGCGACGCTGTTCAGCATGAACGTGGCGCTACCGCCGTTTGCCAGGCTCCCGGACTGGAGCACCGTGTCACCCAGGTTGAGCGACCAGCCGACACCGTCCCCGCAAGCGTTATGCAGGTCATTGACCCGGCCCAAGACGTTGATGTTGCCGCTGACGGGACTGGTCCAGCGGAAGATGCTCTGGCTGTTGGTACCCGGATGCGTGGCCACATCGCCCTGCTTGAACACAAAGCTGGAGCCCGAGCCGGTGAAGGTGAAGCTTTCATTTGGAATGGAGATCCAGGCGCCCGTCGCATCGTCGCGCCAGCAGGTGGTTGGCTTGCCATTACAGACCCCGGCCTGGAACGACGGAAAGAACGTGTAGTTGGCAGAGGCATTCACCCCCGATTTGTTTTGCATGAACGACCAGGGCGAACCGGCTGGAGCGGCCTCGGTCATCAGGTACATGTCCCGGGCCAAGTTCCACGACAGGGCCGTATCAGCCCAACTGTTCAGGGATACGAAGGACGACAGAAAGGCAGTCGCCAGCAGGATGTGTTTGAACGGTTTCATTCTCTTGCCTCGATGGATGTCATTGAGAAAGGAGTGCAGGTTTATTCCGCACGCAGTTCGCTCGCCGGCGTTCACTCGAGGCTCAACGGCCTTCACATGATTCAACGTCCCGCATCGGGAACACTTGATTTGGAGTTGGGTATTTTCATAAATCGATGAATGCTAATTGGTAATCAGCATGTCGATGGTGCTTGAGTCGCAGGAGTAATTGGTCTTTTTATCAAGGACGAAGTAAATGGGCGCAGCGGTGGTGACCGGTACATTGTTAAGGGAAAAAACAGCCCCTGTGCCTTTGGCCAAGCTACCCGACTGCAGAACTGTCCCTCCTTGGTTAAGCGACCATGCGACACCATCACCACAGGCGCTGTGGATGCTGTTGATACGCCCCAGAATATTGACGGCACCGCTGACAGGACTGGTCCAGCGGATGATGGTTTGACTATTGATACCCGGATGAAAAATCACGTTACCTGGCGGAACGGTAAAGCTGCCGTTTCCGCTGTAGTTATAGGTTTCCTTGTGAACGGTGACATGAGCCCCGGATGGAATGTCTTGCCAGCAAGTTGCAGGTTTTCCGCCGCACACATCGGCCGTAAACGAAGGCAGGAGAATGTAGTTGTCAGAGTTATTCACACCTGACGTATTTTCCATGAACGTCCAAGGCGAGCCTGTCGCAACACGCTCTTTTGCAAAGATCACATCTTTTGCCAAGTTCCAGGACTGGGCGGTTTCAGCCCAAGCGTTAACGGATGCACCAGAAAATAGAAACAAGCCCAGCAATGCAGCGACTGTGATTTTTTTCATGAGATAACCTTTTTGAGTCGAATGATTTTGATTGCACAGCTTTAACGCTCATGTCGCTCGACGGCGTTCACTCGAGGCTCAACGGCCTTCACATGATTCAACGTCCCGCATCGGGAACACTTGATTTGGAGTTCGGTGTTCTCGCCCATTCGGGCCAGCAGTTTTTTGCAGTGACCGCATCTGAAATCCTTCAGCATCGAAAGCCCTCCCATTGGCGGCGGTTTGAATTGCCTCGCGGCAGAGGCATTCCAAAAAGCCCGGTCGCCCAGGCTTTTCAGTAATGCACTTGATCTTTCGGCGCGACTGGCGCGGTACGGATCCATTCAAATTGTTCCTCCGGCCGCGGTCCCTGCCCGCCGGACAACTGCTTCTGGTGCTTTACCCTGCCCCCCGTCCAGGCACCAGAGCGCATAACCACACGGCGCAGCAACGGAGAGCACGGGCGCCCTCCTTGTCGGCGCGCCACATCTCGCCGGACAGCCCATCCACCAGAGCGAGCACGATGACCAGTCAGATCAGCATGTCCAGCGACGCTTGCTGCTTGTTTGTCATGTCACGCTTCCCTCGTGATGGATGAACTTGGAAGGCGGTGCAAAAAGCCCGGCACTGCACCGGGCTTCTCAAAAAGGACCTCCGTTCAGGGCAACTCTGGCCAAACAATGCTCAGTGGAAAAGCGGGTTGTTTGTTGACCTGAGTGAAAGCGACGCAATACTCCTTGAAGGCAATCAAATAAGCCTGCTCGGCGGCGGTAGCGACGCCCAGGTCGACTTTGAATTGCAATCCCGAAGACGCCACTTGGGTCATGACGCTGTCGAGTCGCCTGCCTTTTTCAATACGCATCTGCTCCGCAAGTGCAGTCTGTGGCCAAGGGAAACCAGAGTTGAACGACCAGAGCCCATCAGTGTTGACTGCGTTGTAGTCATAATCGACCTCAGCGCTGGACTTGCCAGCAACGTCAATCCAAAGTTGGTCTGCTGGGAACTCCTCAGTAATTGGGTTGACCGTTTCGTAGATGTTGTCGACTTTACCGTCCACAACGCGTGCATATTTTTTCATGCTCATATCCTTATTTATTACCGGCACTCCGGCACTCTTCGTATTTGCCTGCTTCAGGTAGGCATTCCAAAAAGCCCGAGGTGAACCGGGCTTTTCAGTAATGCGGTCCTTCGCCTTCCTGGCCGACGGCCTGAAGGAAGTCGATCTTTCGGCGCGACTGGCGCGGTACGGATCCATTCAAATTGTTCCTCCGGCCGCGGTCCCTGCCCGCCGGATAACTGCTTCTGGTGCTTTACGCTGCACACCCGGGCCAGTTGCCAACCCTCTGAACCGTTAAGGCC